TGCCACCGATTGCGTTCATAGAACTCGGAACATTCGGCGTACGGATTGATCGGAACCCGGTCAAGCAAGAAGACCTTTAACGGCGGACACATCCAACCTTTGCGTACTCGCGGGTGTTCAAGTTGCCATTCGGTAAACCCACCGTACGTTGAATGTGGGCGAAGCTTTTCATTCGTGGTGAAGGCGCGCTTACGCATTAACCCGATACCGCCGATTGAGTCGCACTTCGCATACCCGACGCAATCTTTCGGAATAGCTGATGCAGGTGCAGTTTGAATTTTTCCGCCTGTCGTAGCACTCGTGTAAAAGACTGTTCCTTCACGTTCAGGTGCGGGCTTTCGCACCATGCGATTGCTTGACGGAACCCGGCTTTCAGGCGGTTCGATGCCTAGAAGGTCAAGTTCAGGATTTTCATCAAAGACCCGGATGCACTTCGTCAACCAACCAGGAGGAACAATCACATCGTTATCGATCTTGGCAAAAATATCAGTTTCGCAGGCGTCGGCAAACGCATTCATGACCGCAGCGGGTGCCCCGTATCCGCCCGCCGTATCAATCGCGATGTCGACGAACTTTGACATCTTTGCCGCCCAATCCGAAAGATGTTCGGCAGTGCCGTCAACACTTCCGTCGTCGACGATTAGCATCTTGTGAACGAGTCCCCAATCTGTGTTTTGATACAAAGACTCTAGCGACTCAATCGTGAACGCAAGACGATTCTTCGCAACGAACAGAAGTGTGATTTTTGACATTAAACAAATCTTACTGCACGCGCCTGACGTACTCTTCAAGACCGCGTGCAAAGTGTGGCCAACAACCTAATGCATCAATCTCGATTTGGGTTTTATAGCAAAGCATTGCCTTCAGTTTGGTGGCAACGGACTTGCCGTCCATCTTGACAGGTTCGCCGTACTTCGACTTGCCGTTCGTCCGCGTGTAGGTGAAGTACTCCCAAACGGCAACGCCATGATCGAGGAACACCCGTCGCGCCACTTGTGCGACAAGGTTGTGTTGATCGTGACCATTCGGTTCAAGAGCGGGAATCCAAACATTCACAAACTTGTGGTCATCACGGTATGAGATCAAGGCTTTTTCTAAGCGCGTCACAAGTTCACCGTCGACTGGTGCAGAATCGTCGAGTCCTAAGAACTGAATTTCAGCACCGAGTATCGTGACAGCGTCGCGGTCTTCGTCGCGCCTGACGTCAAGCGAGCAATCAGCGTGCCCGCGTTTCACCTGCACGTACGAATCAAATACCGTCAGCACAAGCGGTTTATGCTGTTGGATTGTAAATGCGCCGAACAATCCAGCATCGTCGTTATGGGGGGAAATAAAAAGGTTATCGTTCATAGGGTGGTAGTGCTTTCACTTTCATGATGTTTTGGTTTCGTTTGCGGGCTTCGTAAAGGCGGACAACTTCAAGCTTGCGTAATAGTTCTTCAAGGTCCGCGAATTCACGGTCGCGATCAATTTGTTCGCGTGTACTGATTTGCAGGTGGTCTACCCGACGTGTCGGCACAGATTCAAGACGAACACGTTCACGATTCATTGATGTGAAGATCAAGTCGGCGTTTTCAAGGAACGACTGATCAGTTTTGAAGTATTTCCAAAACACACCAAACACTTCGACCGTGAACTTTGGAGCAATCACACCAGTGCCGACACGACAGCAATCGAACATCGTGAAGGCACTAGTTTTTAGATTGAGCGTATCGTTGACGAGAACTTCGCCCGCGTCAGGATTGTAGAGGTATGCAAGCGCGGCGGCATCGACAACATGTTCGTCATCCTGCACGTAAACGTGTTGTTTGGTCGCACCGCGCATGCCTTGGAACTTGCCGAACTTCTTTTGGTTGATCAGTACTTTCGAATTGTCAAAGACGATCGTTTCGCCGAAGCCCGCCAACGAATCGGTAATCGCTTTGATGTTGCGGTACCCGTCCGTCACAACAACGGCGGTAACGTCGGCGATCGAGATCATGCCTTGTTGACCTCCGTGACAGGTGCAGGCGGAACCATCACTTCAAACGTGCGTTCAAATTGCGAGGTTTCGCCGATTGTCCATTTCAGTACGTCCGCCATTTGTTCAAACGCGGAAACGCGATGATCGCCCGCGCGTTTGAACAGCACAGCTTGCTTTTCGATCAATCCGATTGCCGTCTTAATGTCGGCAACTGAACGTCCGTTGATTGTTTCGGGTTTTTGATCAGACATGCCCGTACTATACGGGAAGTCCGACGAGACGGCGCGCTTGTGCACGGGTTAGCTGCTGCCTGCGGCTTTGCCCACGAAACAACGGATCGAGTGCGGACCCAAGGTTGATGTACGTCTTTTCCGGAAAAAGATTCCATGTACGAATTGCCGGAATATTGCCCGCCATACCTGCACCGAAGACAAGAATTTCGAAATCGAGAACTTGCAACATGTCGGTTAGCTTGTTCGTTGCAGCAAACAATCCGGTCATCGGCGTCGGCAAAAATTCTGCACCTAACCACGTAGCAGCGTCACGGTTTCCTTCAGGACCCATGTACAGCTTTTTACGTGGGTCCTCGCGAAGTGTCCGATAGAAATTAGCAAGTGCGGAAGACTGCCGCATGAAAAGCAGTGCTTCAAAATGCATGAACTGCAAAGACTGATGCGCCATCGAAAGCAGTAGTTCCCATTGCGCCTCATATCGTGAAGGATCACGCGGACCTGAGAACGATGCTGTCGCCCAATCCCCTAGCGATACGTTCATCGCGTATTTCGGTCCGGAGTTCACGACAGCATTAAAGCAGTGCATCAATTCTTTAGCAAGATCCGCACTGTACTTTTCGCCGTCGCACGTCTGCCCGATCTTACCCTTCACGAGTTCAATCAAGCCATCACCAAACCGCCAGTACGAAAGCGGTTCTTGTCGGTTCAATCGGTTTGTCAAAATGCATGCGGTCTCGTCGGCGTTCCAGTGTGATCTAACTTTCATCTGTTACCCCAATCCTTACTGTCCCTTTTGTTGTTGCGACCACACCCCAACCAAGTGGCCACAAGTCGCGACCGACGCGAACGTTTGCCCGATTCACAACGCGCACAACATCATAGTCGGCGCGTCGCAATTCATCGCAAAGCCCCTTGCACGTCAGTCGATATCGATCATCATCTTCGACAACAGGCCAATTCGTCGGACCTGTCATGATCAATGTACCCGCACACGAAAGCGGGAATAGAAGCTTGAAGTTCATCAAGAACCTGTAGACGCCGTACATCGTGTATTGGATTACTTGCGTGCACAGGATCGTATTGAAGTACCCGGACGGAATCGGATCACCTTTGTCGAACCCGACGTATTCGCCTGCAATGAGATCGCGGTAAGGGCTTGGCTTGCGGCATGTACCGGGCTTGCCGCATCCGAAGTCAAGGACACGTCCGGTCTTCATGCGGTCCTTTTCTTCTGTGACGAACTGGCGGATCGATGCAAGTTCCGTCTTGCGAATCCAATCAAGTTGATGTCCACCGTCTTCTAATGAAATAAGCCCAACTTGCGTTGTGATGTTCGCGCCATATGCGTCACGAACAAGATTCGTGTCTGATTCGACAGTTAATGGAAATTTCAAATCGATACCCTCACTGATGCGCCCGGACACGCGCGACACGCTTCTAACAGATTTTCGAGCCACGGAACAAAATCTTCGTATGTGCCCCACTTATTGGGTGCATCAAACTTCCGGAATCGTACCGGGTCTGCCTTCATCAGTTTGATTGCGGTATCGAGCGGTTCAATCAGGTGTTCGGCAAGCTTGACACCAACCTGTTCCGGGTGCCACAGGTGCTTGTAGATACCTGCTTCATCCGCCATCGCGCCTAGGTTATGCGTGATGTTTGCATCATAGTCGGAAACCTGCGGGAGTTCGCCGCCGCAATGTGGGCATGTTGTTGGCGCAGAAAGATAAATGTCAAGACTCATGGTTTCTCCCAAATGCCGACAAGCGTTTTGCAGAAATTGCCGTCGACATCGTTTTCGAAGATCTGCCGCCGCACTTGCCGAAGATTCGTATAGGACAGGTGTTGATCAAGCTGTTCTTCAGTCAAGCTGTGATCATGCACGAGGTTCAGCATGTCGGCGGGTCGTAAATGAACGTGGCAGTAGAAGCGCCCGCCCGGATTCAGCAGACACCAGATTTTCGGGATCAGATGAAAACCCATCTCACCGTGATCGAGTGCGTTTGTCGTGATTATTGCGTCGAAGCGATCGTTCGTTTCCCAGTGTTCGAACGGTTCCGACACTTCTAAAATGCCGTTGCGATCTTCACGAATGCCCGCCGCGTCATAGACGGCCAAAATTGAATCGACTCCAACTTTGATGTTTGCTCGAATGTAGGGCAATAATCCCCAATACGGACCGACGCCGATTTCAACAACCCTGTCAAACTTGCACGTATCAAGCCCGAAGACGCTGACGTACTGTTCAAGCTTCGCGCGTTCCTCCGCGTACCCGTCTTTCTTGAACTCTTCACACCAGAAACGAAGTTCAAGCAATTCTTTATGCGTTAGATGAATCATCCGTGTTGACCTTTCCACCAACAATCTGAAATTGTTGATCCCCACTTTTTACGATTCTGCAAGTAGTGGGCGCGATCCTGCAAGTAAAGACGAACACGATGCATGACATTTTGCGAGATGTCTAAAGGATTTTCATCTTCAAGCAAAATCAAAATGAACAACACCGTCAATGCAGGGTCCGCCATTACTTCACCGCTTCTAAAAGCAAGAATAGCTTTCGACGATCGGGTGCATTACGTGCGTAGGAAATCGGGTTCCAGTCTACGCCGCTGTCGCCGCCGATCGTGCGGAATAACGCCGTGATACCGTACGCTTCGCCAAAGCGCCCACGTTCATCACGCGGGTTATTCCAACGTTCATCCACATAGTACCGAAGGTCCTGCGTGTAGACGGCGGAATGCGTGGGATCACACCAGACTGCGATACCAGGAAAGCACGGAACAATCAGTTCAAGCACGCCACCCGGTTTTAATACACGGTGGCATTCGTTCAAGAAGTGAATGACGCCGTTGTAAGGCTTGATGTTGACATTCACAAGAAGCTGAACGGGAAGATTTACGCTAATGCCGAACTGTTCTTTGCACACCGGACACCGTTTCGCAATCGACGAATTCAAAACAGTTTCATGAAAAAGCTTGCCGCAACTTGAACACATCCATTGCTTTTCGAGCCAATAGCCGTTACCGATGTGTTCGGCGATATCTTTTGCAAGGATTGCGGCAACGCTGCTGTCGTCCCAAGGCCAACGTGGTGCACGAAGATCGCAAATGACATCCGCAGGTGGTGCGACGTCAACGGAGGTCCACCCGTCGCGCTTATCATCCGAACTTCCAAGATTAAGACGTAGAGAACTCATACGGAATTATACAGAGGCATAAAAATGCCCGGTACCGAAATACCGGGCGCGTAATCGGATGAATCGGTGCGTTTCGGTTTACGAGACTGGTTCAATCCAACCTTGATCCCAGTACCGCTGTAAGATCGTGATCGCCGTTGCCGTGTAGACAGACGCAGGTGGTGTGGCGTCATACGGCAGTGTATCGCCTGCATTGTATGTCGTGCCAAGAAACTCAAGGTTTCCGCGCACCACTTTGTACTGTACAGGTGACGATTGATCGGGTTCAAAATTCCGCCACCCGAGACCGTCGATGTACTTGCGTGATCCGATGTTGTGATCAGTGTAGGCTGTTCCCATTTTTAATCCTTTCGAGTGCCACAGATAACGGTAAGTGTGGCCAACAAGTCAACCCGCTATCGGGTGTGCAGTTAACGACTTCGATTCCGCGCGCTTGCAAGGGTTCAACAAGCGTTGGGAAATTCGGCAAGAACTTATTCTTGATTGTATTCGCATACGTGCCCGACCGTTGTTCGTGGTGCCAATGAAAACGCTTTGCATCGTCGCGCATGTCGTACCCGAGTAGTAAGATCCGTTTCACGCCGAAGTGTACGGCAAGGTGAATTGCTTGATAGCCGCTGTTCTTTCCGTGACGTATACAACCTGGATCAGGATCAAAACCCGTCTGTCCCGTGAGTTTCAATGATCGTATAAACGGGTGTGCGTCGAAATCACGGTTTGCTGTGATCCATCGTGATTCAAATGGTTCTCTACGAAACGCCGCCGAATAGGTGTCATGAAAGCAAATCGGAAATTTAATTGCTCTCCGATTCATGCGTTCTTGATTGCGCCACCATGTGGTGTCTTGAAAGTAGAAAACGTCAGCACGCGGAAACAGCCGCCATGAATCGTTAATGGTGATGATGTTCGGAAACCATCCATCAACTTGAAGGGATTCCGGATCGAGACCTTCGATCGAAAGCCCGCCCGCAATTATTAATGCTGTCTCGTTTTCCCACGAACGCGGAACAGTCCAAATCATGTTGTACTATACGGATTATTTCCAAATCAGTTGATAGCAGACCGGGTGCATAGATTCCGTCATCGGAAGCATTGGCGGACACGGCACAGAGCTTGCCTGCACGCCTAGCGTTCCTGACGGAGTGCCGACAGGCGCAAGAAGCATGATAAAGTCCCCGGACGGAGAACTAGCGTCAAGCGGTGCTGTTCCCGTACCTGATCCTGATACCGCAGGCGCGGCAATTCCGACGCCGCCCGATTGACCACCACGAAGTAAGACAGACCCGGATTGCCCCGCTGACGTACCGGAACGGAACCCGCCGACGATAAGACCATATGATCCATCACCCGTACAGGTGTCGCACGTTGCGGTGGTGCCCGTTCCTGTTCCCGTTGCTACAGCACCAAACGCTAACTTAATACATGTTGGGTTACTCGCAAGAACATCAGGCGCAAGGTTGCCGCACGGAACAACGCCTTTGCTGTATAGCGGCATTGATGTCGTATCAGTGCCATCACCTGTCGGAAGTTCTAAAAAGATGACTGTGCCGTTCGTCGTGGGTCCGACAAACCCTGTCGTTCCGATATTGATTGATCCAGCATAGGTAGTTGACGACTTCAACCCGGTACCGTACGTGATAGTGCCATCGACAATCAATCCGTTCTTTCCATCACTATGCACGCCCGGATACGGGTCTGTCGGTGGCACCACTACAGGCACCGCAACAACGTCAATTGCATCGACGATGGCGTTGCGTACGATCGTAGTAAACGTGATCGTGATACCAGTGCCACCCGTCGCCACGACTGGAAAATCGCGGTTGATTGGGTTGTTGAAGAACGTGACTGCAAGCATATCGAATGATGCCAGCACCTTCGTACCGTTGATAGCGACGTCAAAGATTCGTTGCCCGACACTGGTGACAGACGCGGAGTTCTCACGAAAATGCAGCGTGACCGTATAGGCACCGTCCGGAACATTGAACTTGTAAAAGAAGTTGCCGCCGCGAACTGTTTTCCAAAAATCGGATTCACCAGGGTTTGGTGCGACAGATTGCAGATACGGCGTGCCGCCCGTATAAAATGCGTCCGCCTGATAGATGCTGGTTGCGGGTCCGCCTGCATTGATGTGAAGGGGTAACGTTTGTGCCGCCGCTGTGATCGTGAATGCCAGAACTAGAAAGAGTTTCATTTTGGTAATTTCCGCAAGCGTTCGACTTCATCGCATAGCGTCGAAAAGAATGATTCAAATTCGCGCCCGGAAACGTGCCGCAAGCGGAACACTTCCGAGAGATGCTGACGATTTTGCAAAATCGTGGTGACGTCCCAACGCTCGAAAAGTGGCGACATCGGGTTCCGCTTCGCGTCGATTGTGCCGACGTTCGTACAGGTGTGTTCAATGTTGAGCACAGCTTCGGAATCAATAACGCCACCATCATCAAACTTTTGTGCATCCATTTTTAACTCCTCAATTTCTTGACTCGAAAATTCGATGTAAAGTTCGGACGTGATTTCGGATCGCGCCACGTACCCGGACCAAAACCCATTGATTGGATGAACGCGTATCCTGTCAGATATCCGGTGTGCGTGTCTTGCGCATCTTGCAGATAGTCGAAAACCTCTTTCCACTTCGCACGCGCGCCGACATAATCGTCACGAACACCGCGCACACGCATCGAAAGCCCGACCATTTCGTTCTCGCGATTCAGGGTATCTGCCGCCCAACCAATGGTTTCGAACAAGCCAATCACCTGATCTTGATCATCGGTCATGTCGCCTTTCTGCATTTTCCAACCAGCAGAAACAACGCCGCACGCCACAAGAAAACTAAACACGTCGTCAAGCATCATGAAAGCACGTCCTTGATTGCTTCCGCGATTTCGCCCGGATATTCTGGCGTCAATTCACGCGCGGGAATTTCTAGGTACTTCGGACCCGAACCGGGACGCGTCCAATTTTTTGGTGTTAAGTCTTCGTGCACCTGCAACGCGTAACCCGCCGACGGTCCGCCGTACCCTAGTACAGTTGTGATCGTTGACCCGTCAATCACCGGAAGCTGTACGTGTCCGGTAGACATCAACGTTCCAGTGTCAACAGGAACGTACTGTTCCTTCGAACGCGCCATGATGCGTTCACCAAACTGAAACTGTCGTGCCGCGATTGCCTGTGCAATCTTTCCGACAAGCCCATCAAGCTTCGCCTTTACAGCGTCAACACCTTCGATTTGAAAATCGATTGAAGCCATTATTCCTCAACTATAAGTGATCCATCACGGATAGTTGCGTCGACGAGTAAATCATGAACGTCGGCGTATCCGATCAGACCTTCGCGGATTCCGCTTTCAAGTAGCGGTCTTATGCGATCAAATGTTTTTTCCATGTCGATGCAAAACATCAGCGTCACGCAGCACTTCCGAACGTGATCTTCGTATAGACAGGTAGTCCGGTTTCATCCGACGGTTGATCGATTCCGATAATCGGCGGAAACGTTGTGTCGCCTTCAACGTAAACAAGATCATCCTTTCCGATCGGTGGCGTCGCAAGCAAGATGATTTCGGAAAGTTGGAGGAACGACGAAGCCGCGCCCGCTGACGTACCAGGACCACCCGCGCCCGCCCGATCGAGGTAAAGACGGCGTCGTCCGCCGTATCTAGGTGAACCGTCAGGCGAGAACTCGACAGGATCGGCGTACGTGGGCTTGTTGTAATCGTCGGTGCCTGTTTTCTGTCGCCAGATAATCGTCTGCTGACAGAGTTCGCGAAAGTCGTCAATGAACGCCATTTAAAGTACCTTTCCTGACGATTCTAGCCCCGTGGTGCGTTCGGAATGGTCCGGGCACCCTGTTGAACCCGGAAACCGCCACAAACGCCTTAAAACGGATCAGATACCGGGTGGCGCGTGTCCGACGCCTGCAAGAAAAAAGTATTAGTTTTTCTTACAAGGCATTTTCGGGTACTCGCACCGTGTTGTGACAGGAAAGCGGTCCGCCTGACTTGCATCACAATCGACAGGCGGGTTCGCTTTCTTCAGTGGCAACGGAAGTTGAATCGGCTTTTTCATCGCGTGCCGTCCGCAGGACTGTTTGTATTTTTGAAAATCGACATGCCGTCGACCTTCGCGGCGGTTTGAATCAGGTCGTCGTCAGCATTAGCGGCATCCTGTTCGCTGTAGAGTTCGCCCCCAAACGACGTCGGTACGCCTTGCAGATTTGCACGATTCCAAAGATCCTTAGCGACGTCCTGAAAGATTTTGATCGTGTCGACGTTGTTCGTGATTGAGAGATCGCCGACAGACTTTGAACCCGATGAAAACGTCGAACGTAGTTTTGCAAGGATGCTGTTCGATAGCGTTGCCGCCGCGAATAGGTTCGATCCGATTGTTGGGGAACCATACAGCGCAATCGCATAGTTGATTTCTTCGTTCGAAAGCGTGTAGGGTTTCGTCGAAATCGTATCGCCAAGAAGAAAGCGAACTTCGTCAAGTGCCGATGACGCCGGATTGCCGCTGTATGTCCAACTCATTTTTATTACCCCTTCTTTTCGAATGAAATTTCAATCATGCTGCCGCGTGCTGCTTTCTTGAGATCTGCACGCGACCACGAAGAATAAACGTCGTGTTTACTTGTGACCGGAATCTTCGGGAAGATTGCCGCTGCCCCTGTGATCGCAGGGAAGAGAAACGAACCCGGTGTTCCTGTCGGAGGTCCCCAAATTTCAACCTTGCCGACAAGCGTTTCGATCAAGACGCCGTGTTCCGGGCAATCAACCACGCGCCCTTTGAAATCGTTCGGCGTCCAAAAATGATTTTGCGGAACTGCGCTGTTGTCGTCGTTCTTCGCGAAGATAGCAAGCTTGCGACGCCAGAAACTTTTACTGTTTGTAGTAGTGACGTCGACAACTTCCGGACGTGTGGTCATTGGTCCGGTATACAAACGACGTGTCGTCGTAATGGAATTATTTCTGAAGACATCGTATGTGCGGACGATTCCGGTTTCCGTGTTCGCATATGCGACGTACTTGATTTCGACGCCGTCGAGGAAAACGATTCCTCCGTGCGATTCACGGATTGTAGGCGGGTCGAAGTGATCGGAACGGTAGTCGACAACGCCGTAAAAGCGTTTTCGATTTGTAAAGCGCGGGCCTTCAGTTTTAGATTTCGCGATACCCGTTGCAGCGATCGCGGCACTCAATGACGAGAAAAAAGATCGGCGATTCATGCATCAATTTTAGCCGTACATCGTCAGTTCGTGCACGCCGACAATGCTTCCGCTTACATTTGCTGTGATGTACAGCCGATAGTACGCGTATGATGTCGAGTTTGAAAACGTGAACTTTACCGGAGTGAATAACGGCAAATCCGTGTAGTTGGTTTGCGTGTCAAGATCAGTCCACGTACTGCCGTCATTCGATCCTTGAAAAACCCAAGTCTTCGGAGAATGACCGGGAAAGTTGTCAAAACTCCACGTCGTGATGTCGTAGGAGGTCACAACCTTGCCCGATGAAAATTGGTATTGAAGCCACTGCGGAAGCGAACTTCCATCGGATGCCCACCCTAAGATCGTTGTGGACTCCGGCTGTTGTGCAAATGCCCACCACGGCTGAAGAGTGCTAAAAGTACTCGACGCGGAAACCGTACCAGACGGCGCAGTCGTGCTCGTCATCTTCGGCATGAAGTTCGTTGGGAATCCTGCCAAACGATACGGCGCGCGCCCGATCTTTATTGACGGGCTTAGCGTCTCATCTGAAAGGTACATCACACCGCTTGCGACTGCTGCATCCGGAACACGAAACCGCATGCAGGCATTACCGCTGATCGGTCCGATATGCGCGTACAGCGCTGTCGTGACAAGCGACTTGATGTTTGACGCATCAATATCGTTGATTTCAAGTTGCCCGATCGATCCGCCCGGAGCATGAAACAACCAATTCGTGAACCCGTAGTTGCCGGAAAAATATGTCGGATTGATCGGGTCTATGATCCGCAGTCCATTAACACTCATGCGGTTTACAACGCTGCTGTGGTCGACAAAAATCATGCCCGCTGAATTGGTGCTGTAATCCCGGTAAATCGTAAAGTTGCGGAAACTTAAACTGTTGATCTTTCCCTGTACCGAACTGAACGTTACAGCTTGCCCGCCGTCGATAGGCGTCCAAGTACAGTTTGAAATTTGAAGGTCCCCGACCGGATCACCAAGCAAGTCTACAAACTGCGTTGACCGGAAACGGCAGTTATCTAGCTGTACGTTTTGAATCCAATCAACATCAGTTGATCCGGAATTTGCATTGCCTAGACGAATTGCTGCGTCAGAAGAAAGAGAAATTCCCGCTGTGTAGCCTGAGCAATTGCTCATAACCACGTCACGAACTTTTGCACGATGCGAGGAATCAAAGATCGAATAGCACCGCATTGCCGTCAACGTGCCCTTGAACGTGCAATTCGTGATCGCCACCCGCGTAATATCGCCGCTGTAACCTTCGGGCGCATTTAATGCAATGGCGTCGTCACCGTTATTGTCAAAAAAGCAATCTTCAATCCGTACGTCGTTCGCGGGTCCGTTCACGTGTACGCCGTCACAGTTGACAGTATGGAAATCGTCACGCGTGCTTGCATTACGAACATCGATGTTTCCACAGTTATCGAACGTGATGCTGAAAGTCGGTGGGTTTAAAACACGAACATTTTCAATGAGAATGTTGTTCATGTTTGTAACCCAAATTCCATAAATCCATTCACCACTCGGTTTCAAACGTGGATCAGATCCCGAAGAATTTGCGGCGCGATTGCAGTTTATGAACATGTTGCGAATCGTCACGTTCGCACCGCGTGAAGGTATCGATCCGCCCGGAGTCCCCGCTACTAAATCGGTATCGCAACGAATGGCGTGCTGACTCGATCCGGCTTTCATACAAATCCCCGTGTCGAGTCCATTACTTTCAAGCGTAACGTGCCCACCTGATGGTATTAAAAGACCTGTCACGAGTGCGCCACCGTCAATCACAAGCCGCACGGGTGCGGTTGCAACTGCTGTTGCAAGTGCATTATTTATGATGGTAGTGTCATCAGTCGCGGTACCGCCGCCGATTTTCGCGCCTGTCGTCACATCGCAGTCAAGCGCGCAACCGAGAGCGGACGCGTAAAGCACCACAGTTGACCCGCTGTTGCTTCCATCAGCGCCGTCTGCACCTGCGGGTCCTTGATCCCCCTGCGGTCCTTGCGGTCCCTGTGGGCCTTGTTCGCCCTGAATGCCTTGTTCGCCTTGAATTCCTTGTTCGCCTTGCGGTCCTTGCGGTCCTGTAAAACCGCGCGGTCCTTGTGGTCCCACAGATCCCCCACTTCCGCTACCTTCGCCAATGACGATAGAAGCACTCATGCATTATTTACCCTATGCAACTAACCAGTGAAATACTTCCATGAAAACCTTAAGACCCGTATTACTGTTATCAATCGCGATACCAAGCTGTGTCGGCGTGATCCCTAACGCCGATCGCGTTGTGGTGGTGAACACCTGCATTGCGTCAAGACTCGGTCCACCCGAAACAGTAATGTTAGTTCCATCATCCGTGATTGAAACGAACCAAGGATTGCTAATTAAAAACGACGATTGTGTAATCTGTGATCCACCGTTAGTCGTCAGGGTTGTGAATGTGTAGGCACCCATTCCGAGACTACTTACACGTGTGGGTCCTGCAATGAAAACCTTTGTGCCGTTCGAAATCGCAACGCCAGTTAAAACGGCGTCGGCATTCGCACCCGCTAGCAGCATTCCGATCGTGAACGTATACGGCGTTGATGGGTAAGCTGAAAGTCGAAGAAACCGGACCGAGTCGCCTGAATTAGTCGGTGCCATCAACAGCAACGCGCCATTCGTTAGTGTGGTGGCTGTTGCACCACCCTGATTAAGAAAAGTAAGCGTGCTAACGTCTGGTGGTTTTGTGACCGCATGAATCGGACCCATGAAGCCCGAACCAATCCCGATGTACGGTGATACCGCCGTCACAGTTGAACCACTGCTTCCGGATTCTCCCGAAACGTTGATATTCCAACTCGCGATGGTTCCGGAACCACCTGTCAGCGTCACGTTGATGACGAGTGTTGTACCCGAATAGCTGGTACAAAGTCCTTCGACGAAGTTGGCACCGTTTGACGAGTCTGATGCACGCACACGGGCACCCGCCGAATATGCAAGTCCTGACTGCGTCGTAAAGGACTTCGACCCGGTCGCAATAGCGATCGAACTTGTCGACGTCGCCGCGTACCCTGCACCCGCCGCGCCATTCGTGCCGTTTGTTCCGTTCGTGCCATTGCTGCCCGCCGCGCCCGTTGCGCCCGTCGCGCCGACATCACCAGCAAGATTGATATCCCAACTCGCAATAGTGCCCGAACCACTCGCAACAGTGGCTAAAATCGTCAGCGTGGTTCCCGAATACGCGGTACAAAGACCTTCAACATAGTTTGTTGGGGTCGATGCATCGCTAACACGGACACGTGCACCCACGGAGTACGCAAGTCCCGATTGCGTCGTGAATGATTTGCTTCCGGTTCCGATCGCTACAGAACTTGTCGACGTTGCGAGGTATCCAGCACCCGGTGCACCATCCACGCCCGGAGTTCCGCCGCCGCTACCTGCACCAATTACGACTGTTTCACTCATCTGTCACCCCCGGATTCATGCCCTAGATAAGAAATCACAAGCGTCGGTGATGTTCCGCCCGACAACGCGGAAACGTTCGGACGTACGAAAGCAACGGCACGGTACACGACATGGAACATAATGTCGCCTGCACTTGCGTCTTGATCGCCTGACAGGTCGAACCAGTGCGTTGAATCGAGTGAACCTTCAAGGTTCACGGTCGCGGCGCTAGGACTTCCGGTCACGATAACCGCGACCGTATGAACGTCGTTACTGTTCACGGAAAGCAAAGCGCCTGTTCCGGTTGCGGTCATTGTCCATGTACGTTGCTCTGTACTCACTTAATTTTCTCCTAGCGTTCAGACCCGTCGTGGGAACGCATCAATCAAGCTTTTTAAATTGTGGTTCGTCACTGTAACGCCCGCCGCGATCAGTTGCGGAATCATCGTTCGGAAACGCGGACGCCATTGTGCAAATTTGTCTTCGTCGGAAGCCATGTCGTACCCGACGAGATGAATGTCTTGCGAGCCCTTCAAGACAGCTAGGTTAATGGCGGCATAGCCGCTATTCCCGCCGACGCAAAGAAAATCAGGCATCGTAGACAGTCCGTCAAAGTGGGCGCGTTCTAGCACCTTTAAACCGTCAATGCGGGTGCATTCAGGCCATGTATCAAGCGCGAGCGTTGCGTATTTCTCACCCGCATGTGCTGCGATCGTTTCGCGGTTATCAAGTATCCACTTCGGATCAGCAGAAAACAAAATCAAAGACGACGGAACAGGCGGACGCTTTAGGCGTGCCGCCGCTCCATTGATCGAAACAACACGCTTGCCGTCAAGCCGCGTACTGTCAAAGTCCACAACCGACGGTCCGTTTGCAACGATCCAGACTTCTTTCCAATACGGTGGCGCGACTCGACTATACATCTTCTTCAAGTGCGGCAAGCCGCTTGATTAGTTCATCTTTCGTGCCGACAGTTGGCAAATCCTGCGTACCGCAAAGTTCGGAGAGGTCTTTTTTCGACAGCGCTTGTAATTCGGTCTCGTTGAAAATCTTGCGACGTACCGGAGCGTTGACACTCGACGGTGCGCCGACTGTCCCGGAGACGGGCGTCTCTACGGGACTTGGTTGATCGGGCGCGAGATCGATTTTGTGCTGATCGTAAAGTAGACGCAACCACTGATCGTTGACGACAGAGGTATCGAATACTTCCCCTTCTTTGAATACGCGGCGCGGTTCGCCACCCATGTCGATTCCTGCACTCGTCAGGACCACAAACTTCATTGTCCTGTTGATCATCTTCGGATGCACTCGACAGTAAAGAGGCATGGCGATTTACCCGAGAACTGCGCTGTACAGATAACCGAGTGCGGGCGCGACGAGACCAAAGGCGTACGCCTGTTGGATTTCGACGATGTCGGATTCACGTTCCTCGACGCGGTACTTCTTGATGCGCCATCCCGAAGACGTCACACCTTCAAGTCCCTGCCAGTTGAACGTATAGCCGCCCGACGCAACCATGAGACCGGGTGCGGGTGCTGCGTACGTCAACAGTGCGTTTGGTCCGCCGATGAAATCGAACGTGTCGGTTGCCGCGCCTTCGGGCGAAGTGGTTTGCACGGCACCCATGACAACAACCTTGTCGACTTCGAACAGTGCCGCCAAATCGGAATTCGTCACCTTGACGGGTCCGGGTGCGGTCTGCCCGTACTTCAAGCGGTCGATGATTTCGGGATTCGTCTTCAGCGCTTGATGGGTTTTGTAACCGAGAACCAGAACATTCGGTTCGTATCCGGTTGACGCGTGAATCGCAACCTTGCCTGCAAGGATGTCTTCGATCGGCGTCGAACCGCCCGTGTTCCAGTACTTGACGTGCGTCGAATCGGAAGCGCCCGCCTGTCCGGTAACGGTGGTGCCCCAACCACTGCCCGCAGTAAAGTACGCGGATGCCCACGCGATTTCACGATTCAGAAGCGCCTGATTCGTCAGGTACTCCGTGGCCATGTAATCGAGGTTAAGCATACGATCCGCGTTGCGGCGGATACCATCGGGAATCGGGTACCCGAGTGCCCAATCATTACAGGAATACGCGGTCGTCGAAAGGCGTACGCCACCCATTTCGACAAGCGCGCCCGGTGCCCGCTGCTGCATCACGTGGCGCAACAGATCAGCACGCGACCAACGATAGAAGCTGTCGGACTTGTGTTCGACGGGCACAGGCGGAAAAACACTCATCGCAGCAAGATCGACGTTCTGAACGCGAAACGCTTCGGTGAGCATCGTTAACGGTTGATTTACGTGAACGTCACTCTGTGTTGGAATCGGCATTTAAATAATTCTCCTTGATTGAAATTGAAACGCTTCGCTTACAGCTTCGCGATCGGTTGAAAGACCATTCGGACAATGCCCGCAACAGAAATCGTTTCGAGCGATTGCCCTAAAATCCAGTCCCCGGAAACGGACCGGAACGCCTGCCCGGTCGCGTCCGACGACAAGAAGTCGCCAGTGTTGACAGGGGCAGAGCAATAAACACGCGTGATGTCACCGGGACGACAGCACTGTCCGGGTTGACCTTGCGCGGTCGGTTTGTCCTGCAAAACGGTGGTTGCGTACCCGCCGAGTGTTGGCAGTGCAAGTTGACCGCTGCTGTTAATCCGCATAAAGCGGAACTGATAGGCGGTCAAGTCTGCACTTGCCGGAAGAGACTTCGGTCCTGTGATTACGTCGCTAGCCATTCTGTTTTCTCCTATTCGTTAGATGAAGGGCACCGCGTACGATGCCCCGTTCCGCTTTACTGCGTTAGTCCTTCATTCCGGCTTCGTACTCTTCGTACAGATCCGGGTTTTCCTTCAAAGCCTTCGCGAACGCGATTTCTTTGCCGACGCCGTCGCGCTTCGCGATTTCGCCCGCCTTCGCTTCCAGTTGCCCCATAACGCCGACGCCTTCGCCGCCACCCGTGCCGCCGCCGTCCTTGCCGATCGGACGCAAGTTCGACTTCATCAGCTTGTTGGCGGTTTTCTGCGTTTCAAGGTACTGCTTAAACAACGGCGTGTCTTCGCCGCCGCACGCATCCGCCATCGCTTGCAAGGTCGCGCCCTTCTCGACGTCCGTGCCGCTCAACTTGTCGATATGGGACTTCGCGATCGATGTGAAGTGTAACAGGCGTTCGCGCTTGTGGATGTCGGCAAGGTCGGTCTGTGACTTCGTCAACGCTGTTTTCAGCGTCGCGTTCTCGCTGACGACCGTGTTGACCTTCAAAACCAGCGATTCGTATTCGGCCTTCGTGATGTTGACCGCGTCACCTTTGTTCACGTCGCTACCATCCTCGCCGTCGTCGTTCTTGTTCGCTTTCGCGGCCTTCGCCTTCGCTTTCTTGTCGCAGGCGTCCATCATCTCTTTCTTGCCTGCATCGTCCGCCGCCATGTACTTCTTTTGATCGTCGTCGGACATTTCATCGAAGAAGGACTTTTCTTTTGCCGACATCTTCTTTGCGACTTCCGCACGCGACTTGAAGAACTGGTTTTCCTCGGTCAACGCCGTGATAGATGCGGCTTGTTTGGCGATTTCCGCATTCGCTTTTGCGATCTCTGCGTCTTGCGCCGTTTGCTTTTTGACGATGTCATCGATAGTCATTTGATCTGCGGGCATTTCTGTTTCCTCACTTTTTAGAATTTCGGGCAAGTCATCACTGCCCTTATCGGGATTTGCTTTCTTCCATGCAGAACGCACTTTAGCTTTCACTGCGGCGCGTGCCGCATCCGGTATCTCCACCGTTTGGCCACGATATCCACCGGGACCGAGTGCCGCGACTGCTGCGCCGACAATACGCGGATCGGGATCACCGCCCGGTGTACTTGTCAAACGAAGCTTCCATTCCGAAACGTTGTCGCTCGGAGTGTACGCGAAATCGGACTTCGGAAAGATTTTCCCGTCGACCGTTTTGCCTTCGATGGCTTTTGTTACTTCGTCGATTTCGGCGTCTTCCTTCGTGATAATGCCGAATCTTCCAGCCGCTTGACTTAAATTGCGCGCAGTTAACGACGCAGTCCGTGAAGGATTCGATGCGGCATTGTCGTGCGCCTTGCTTGCCAAGATGTGTGCGGATAATCCATCCGTCGAGTTTGCTTGCGTCGCGGCTTGCAGGTGGTGTGCCGCTGCTGCTAGATGCGCGTCTTTATTGTCGGCATGCTCTGCCGCGTGTTGACCGGGTCCGACGCCACCACCCGCCCGGTATTTGCCCTTGTCGCGTCCCTGATTCATCGAATACTTTTCGATGTCACCATCACGCTTGAACAACGCGATCGTGGCACGCGGCACATGCGCGCCTGTCTTCGGGTCCTTCTCTGCATTCGCAGGACGGTCAACTAGGCTGACTTCCCGCACGGTCAAGTCCGTTAATTGATTCGCCATTTTAAAAAACCGTGATGCGCCTGATATTGGAATCGCGGATAGCTACCCGCGCAAACGAAGGCAAAATAATACAACCATGACTTGCTTTTCCGGGGTGTGCAGAACTGTCGCCGTGAATTAGGAACCCGTCACGCCCGAAGACGTTTGTACCCGGTCGCGGGTAAAGATGCGCGACTGTGGGACCAAAGCGCGGGTCATTGAAGAAAGACCCGATGTTGAACTCACCGCGTGGAATTGGTCCGACGTCATGAACAGATTCTTTATCAGGGTTGTTGTATCCGGCATCGATGCCTGAATACCCCGTAGAGAACACGACGCCGTCTTTTAGAAGCTGTCCTGTTTTAGATCCGTATGCCCAAGAGGTCATCGTCCCCGGTTAAGGATTTCGCCGCCTGCTTCGCCAGAAAGCATTACGTCGATTTGATTCGGCGTCGACCAACTACGGACACCGTACTCTGCGATTCGTTATTCCCTATATTCTAGGATGGATCACACGACGCAAGATCTTGAGGTCCCCCGATGGCGACGAAACAAAAATTCGTTTCGGTTTAGCAAGACGTTTTCGAAGCTTCGCGGTTTCGTTCAGGTGGCAAGCGATGCACAGGGTGCGCAAGTTGTCGATACTGTTCTTGCCGCCTTCCACCACAGGAACGATGTGATCAGCATCCCACCAGTCACCCCATGAACGATGATTCGGAACATGCAAACTTTCTGAATACTTGATCGCGGCGGCACGGTCTTTCCTCAACAGGTGCGAATGCTTTGCAGACTGCATGCACGTGTCGACTTTGCAAATTGCGCAAATCCCGTGATCACGTTTTTCAACTTGCCGCCGAATGTATGTCCAATCATTTTCGCCTTTGAAAATTAAAACGCATTTCGTTGAACACCAGTAAATGCGACCGGACGGAACTTCAGTTCCGCATACGCAGACACGCCGCCCGGTCGGACCGCGCTTGTCGGCAACGCCGTGTTTCTTTCGGTATTGTTCAGCGGTCAAGAATCGCGACATCGTTTTTAGGTTGTTGGCTTTCGCGAAGGAATTCCGAATTTCGGCAAACGAACACGGTCAACCACCGCTTGCGGCAACCAGATTGGAGGTGCACACAATCCGGGTGTGGGATCGTAGCAACCCTGATTTGGCACACATTCCCCCTGATCGTAACAATCAAACGTCCCGTCCGGGTTCTGCGTGCAAATGATAGTTCCCGTGTCTTCACGATGGGAACCCATCGGGCACTCTGCACTTGCAACCACAGAAAAACACAGCACGAGGAAAAACAAAGTGGCAAGTATTTTCATGAAAAAAGCGTAGCACGTGAAAAAAGTGTTGGACTTCTGAGGATGTTTATAATATTATAGATTTATGAGCAACGTAACTTTTGAATACGACATTGCACTGTGCATGAACGAAAACGCGGCGGAACCCGTCATTCGCAATACCCGCAAAGACGGCACAGGCCAAAGCATCATCTATGATGCTGCTGATCCATCATGGTTTTCGGTAACGTTGACCGTTGCAGATCTTGAAGCCGCAAAGCAGATCACCGCCGTGTTCCCGAAGTACGTGAACATCAAAGCAAAAACGATTTGGTCGTATGAAACTGGTACTCGCAAGGTTGAAGGCTATGTCACGATGGACGTTCGAATGGTTCCGTGTTTGCGAGTTGGCGACGCAAACGAAGCGGGCGCGCGCCGCATTAAGGGTTTCTTCAAGACGTGCGCAAAGAACGGGTTCACCGTGACACGAATCAACAAGTGGGGCAATTCGTCGCCAAAGTCGGCGGAAGATTACGGTTGCTAGCTTTTGCACCTGTGGCCAATGATCATCAAATCGTGGGGATTGACTATGATTGTGCATAACGCCTAGCTGTATGCATGTCGATTCCCCAAACACGAAGTTCACTTTCAAATCCCTGCCATGAAGATGGCGGATACGACTTCTCAGTCATGCCATAAATGCCGTACTTCGATTTAAACGGTGCGTTCACCCCTGCACGACGCACGGCACGAGGTACCCAATATTTCGGTAACGGAACAACTGAACGATACGGGTTATTCTTGCGATACGTCCGTTGATATCGTGCCTGTCTTGCGCGATGGGTTTCTAGGTTTGCTTCGCGTTTCGCCTTGCGTTCCGTGAGCAATCGAAGCTTATTCTTTTCCCAATATTCCCGTGAATATGCTTTTGAATCCCACGCCATAACTCACGCTGCGATTGCCGCACGCTTTCCACTGCCGCCGATTGACCACGCTTTTAAACGTCCGGACTTCACGCCCGCCCATGTAACCGGGTCGTCAATCTTGAAGCCACCCCACCATGCAATGCATTTTAGATCGATCGTCGCAAGAATCCCCTGCTTCCGCAACGATGCAACCATCGCTTGAACCTTTTCTTCCGTGAACACAACCGATTCAACAAGCCGCCCGATACCGCGAACCACACCGTCACCTGTCTGTTCATGCATTTCACCGCCAGTGCGCGCGTCAAGCACGAAATTGTAAGCACAAGCTTCAAGCATTTCCGGAACGATGATGTCACCTTGCGTATCGACAACACTGCGCCCCTCGACGGTCACAACCGAGAACCACCCAAAAGCGATTTGCTGTTCGCCGTCGACTTTGATGATGTCGCCTTCGATTTCGTAAAGACCGGACGCATCCGACGCATCATTGATGCCTTCAAGACGGTATTGCTTTACGGCAGATCCAACCGAAAGCCCTACGCTAGTGACGCCGAATCGAAGTTCATTGTCTTCGGTTCCGTCGTCAGCGTCAGGTTCTTCGGTGCCCGCAGGAACGTACGTAATAGTGGCGTGTGGTGTATAGCCGTTGAAATTGTTCTTTGGCGCAATTCCTGCCTGTCCTAACGCGTTTACAAGCCCGTCACGGAACGCTAGCAGTTCATCCGACCGAACTACCGCATAAATGACGTCAAGCCCGTCTGAGTGCTCCGTAGCGTCAAAGCGCCCGTATCCGTCAAACACCACTTCAAACGGCGCGATCTTGGCACAGTATGCGGCGGTAATGTCCTCGATTTTCTTTAGGTCTTCAAACGGGACGTCCGCAAGCTTGCCGAAATATCCAAGCGTGATGTGGATGTCTTCGGGTGCTTCACCACCTTCGACCGATAACGCTTCTTGAATGGCTTGCGGTGGCCAAAGCGCAAGCATGACACCGTTTCCGGCTTTCGCGACCGTAACGTCACCATCAAAATGCTTGTCAAGCTTACGCAGGATCTTTGCAGTCCAAACACCTGCGTACGTGTCCGCCCACGACCACGAATCCGGCTGTTCATTCTTTGTGATCGCTTCGTCAATCGCACACACGATGTCAAGCGATAGACTTTCGCCCTTTGCGATTGTTTCGGTCACGACATCCGTTGACCCATTTGCGTGCGCACGCTTTGCCGCTGATACCAGCGTTGCAGGCGGATCGTACGTTTTCTTCTTGCCGGGTTTCTTTGGTTTTCGAAACGGGTCGATTGTCGGCAGTACACCGACTGGTGAATCCTGGTGGACATCGGTTGTCGTGAGAACATCTTTCGCGATGACGTCACCATCACACAATGCGATCGGCAACGCTTCAAGCCAAAGCTTTGGTTCCCGTTCGCGATCTATGGCGACGTCATAAGGACCGATCTTGACAACGACGGTAGCGTGCTGCTGAAAGAATGAAGATCCGAAGTCTGCGCCGACGCACTTGTTGCACGACATAACAAGACCGTTTTCGAATCCAATCATTGCAGCTTGCGCGTACCCGACGTCCGTTTTGTACAGGATTTCAACCATGTCAACCTCGCGGAATATATCCGAGCAAATACAGAATCAACAAAACTACCACGATTAAAGCAAGTGGTCCCCCAAATCCATAGTACGGACCGAATCGCGGCGTTGCATAGTATCCGCCACCTAGGAACAAAATCACCAGGATGATAATTAACAGAAGCATCGTCTTTCCCCTTTTTCTATTTGTCGTCGCGCCCTTCGCGTTCAAGAATTTCCTTCAACACGGATATCGACGTCTTCAACTCGTTCAACATGTGCGCATGCGTTTCTTGGGTTCGTGTAATTGCTTCGACCGTTTTCGAGGTGAACAGATTGATCTGTTCTTGCGAACTCGACATTCGTGCAAGGTTCATGGTGACACCTCGCAAGTCGATAATCGCGTCTTTCAATGCTTGGTTGAAAGACCCGCCATCCTTTTCTGCGATTTTTGCAGCGGTTTGGAGATCAAGTTTTAGTGCGTCTATGCGTGTCGCAAGTTCGGCTTCCGTGATGCCTGACTTTTTCCACCAACCGAGCATATTGCCCGCCAGTGCAAACGCACCCGAAATTCCCGCGCCGCTAAGCAACGCCACCACGTCTACGGCCATATCGTCATCCCCCGCAATCGGTGCATCAACATTCCGTTTACGTATCGCTTTGCCGCCCATAAAAAATCCCGACAATTTCCTTTCGCGAAATTCGGGCAAAACTTAACTTGATCACGCAACCGCAGTCTTCCCCGGAAACGACAACGTGATCGAGCACCGACACGACGGGTGCGGATCTGGCGGTTCCATTATTCCCGGTTCAAACTCTTCGTCAAGTCCTGCAAGCTTGCCGTCGAGGTCATCGCATTCATCACACGTTCGATCATCACCAGACGTGACCCACTTGCGACGAACCCCAACACCTAACAATCCCTGTTCTTGCGCTTGCCGCCACAGTTCCCGCTGTCCGGAATTCGACGCACGGATTGTTTCTGTTCGTGCGATCGTCTGTGCGCGGTGTGTCAAGTAATTCTGTCGGTACCGATCAACCATCGCGTCGATGCGGTCCTGTGATAAACCTTTCCCGTTTTTCAGGGAAGCAAGAAGTGATCGATCATAGCGTCCATCACGTAATGCGCGGTCAAGAGCATCGCGAAACTTTCCGGTTTCAAGTTCGTTCCGGTAGTTCAACAACGCGCGTTCCTGCATGCGAGTTAATCCGATCGCATCACGAATTTCAATCGCCTGTTCGTACGGGTGCCCACCTTCTTGAAAGGCACGCGTCAACACTTCTTGGATTGTCTGCTTTGCATCAACCGTCAAATCTCGAATCAAGTCAAATGTGTAAGACTCGATCGCGTCAACGGCTTTCGGGTTCATCAGGTTAAAAGACAGCTGCGTCGATATCGTCTTTGGGAGTTCCGAAATTGCGGTATTCGCGCCTGCAAGAAAGGTTTGTTGTAAGGCGTCACGAACGCTAGCGATTCCAACCTCAATGCCGACACCTTTCAACGCGCCCGCAAACGCTTTGTCAAGCCCGAGAATTGCAAGAACCTGATTCGCATTACGTGCTTCGATCGCTTTTGCAAGCGCGTCTAGGTTGACCGTATCCTTCGCGGCTTTGATAGCATTCAGAAACGCACGACGGACTTTCGGAGTCATCTTGTCAGCAATACGGATGATGGCTTCGTCAGTCAGCGCTTTTCGAATGAACCGTACCGCCATAGTTAAAGTTTAGTAGGTTCTACGACGTCGTAATTTGTCAGGTACCGCACGCCGCCGCTTTTCTACTAACTCCGTGGTTTGAACTTCCTGTTGTCCAGCATTATCGCCTGATTGAACAGGATCGTCACCTTCGTCAAGTTCCGCTGTGGAGTCGTCATCAAGTCCGAATGTTTGCGCCATTTCTGACGGCTGATCCGGCAAGTCCGCCTTTTTACGCAAGATTGACGCGGTATCAGGATCAGTCAACGCAATGCCCGCCGCCGCAAGCTTCGCAACGTAATTACCGAGTTCTTCAAGGTCACGGCCTTCGATCTCACCCGGTACCAGCTTCGGCGCTAAACCTAAGTCCATGCCGTTCAAATCCATCAATCGTGGAATCGCATGACGATTCATGACTGCTGCAACTGCCTTCATAAACACTGATAGTGCACGTGCAAAGATCTGTGTCGCCGAAATGTGAAGCGCCCGCGCGCCTGTTTCGGTCTGTCCCAGTTGGATAAATCCGGCAAGCACCGTGTTTAAGATGTCTTGATTGTGGCGCTTGATAATTGCACCTGCATCAAATTGCTTGCCGCCTGCGGTCTTCAACAGTTCAAGCTGAACGACTCGGTTGCCACTGCCGTCGAATGCAGCGGGCAGTACTGCGCCCATTTGCGAGTCAACACGAATGTTCCGGATCATGCGTTCTGCTTTAGCACGCCCGCCCATTTGGGCGATTGCTTCCGCCGACGCATACAGCACAGGCAAGCCGCAAAGATCGCGTTCAAGTCCGATGCCTTCAACTTCTTCGTCACGGGTTTTCAGCAACCACGGACGAAAACAGTTACGCAGGACTGAACGTCCTTCGGGATTATTTTTGATTGATGTGGTGCGGAAAAGTAACAGACGTTCAATCGGAATCGGGATCGTTCGGAAATTTGGTGGTGCTAACTGCACGCACCCGCGTAATCCGCCTTCATCGTCCCATTCCCAGTACTCGATTGATTCCTGTGCGCGCGGTGCAAGCTTGCGCCACCCGATCAGACCGTCATCGAATCGACTGACAGATTCACCCGTGGGACCATCGCGCCGCTTATAGACAGGTTCCGCAAGGCTGAATCCGAACGTGAACATGTTGACGGTTTCAGCGATGAAATCTTCCCACGTGTGGGACATGTCGTCCATGCACTCTTCAAAGAATCGTGCATATCCAACAGCTTTTGAATTGCCTTTCGCTTCTTCGACGTACCAGTCGGTCGTGCGTAGGATTGTTTCGAGAGCAAAGAATAGCGCGCCAAGAACGGCGTCATTGTCGCGCATTTGCCGGAAGATTTTTCGTTGCTTGTTAACCGAGAGTTGCGCAAGCCATTCTTCATATACGAACCCGACGCCGCGCGTCCGCAACAATCCGGTTGTGCCGAACTCTTCAGTTGGTTTTAGGTCTGCATACTGCTGAACGCCACCCGGTAACACCATCGGAACGGCAGCGGGTCCGCCACCGTATGCGTACGGTACGGTTGTTGCTATTTTCGCAATGCGATCAATCAATGACATGGGCGTTCTCGATTAAACCGTCGGTTACTGCGAATTATAGCCTGATAGTTCAATCGAAAAGCTATGACGGTGCTGCAACTACCCCTAAGACCGACGATCGCTTAAAACGCCTGCTAGACCCAAAGTTCAACAACGTCAGGGTCGTCGGTCTCGGAACGCTCTAATCTGGTTAGTCCTAACGGCAGACATGCGCGCGCCGCTTCAAGCGTCGGATATGTGGTTTCACCTTCCGGGTGCGCACGGTCTGCACGATCACCACGGATCGAGTACTTCTTGATCTTGAATTCTTCGCCGACAACTTTTATGACATGCATGCGAAGGTGGTCAACATGGACGTCAAGACCTTCTTCCGTCATCAGCTTGTGCCACAGTGCACTGAACAGGAACCCTAACGTGAACATGTGGTCGACAGATGTAAGCGCGGGGAATTTCTCGACGAATTCGTGAAAGGTCGGAAAGTTGACCGTTACCCAATTAAGTACAGCGGTCGGATCAGTCGTGGTCATGATGCGCGTCAAAATCGCGCTTGCTTCGGGTGGCGCATTCGGTGGAAGCGCGGTCTTCGGAGTCATGAAAACATTGTCCGCCCGATTTAGGAATTTTAAGTTCGGAATTTTCCTGCAATTGTTCGGAAGAATCCCAATGTGGTAAATGAGAACGTTTTTCGATCAAATTGATTTTTGTTAAAAGACGGGTGCGGCATGACTCGCACATTGAAACGCAGCATACAGGTACGCCGCAAATTTCGCAAAGCTGATCACGCCGCAAGAAGCTTCCAACAATATCGACGGGCTTGCCGCACTCCGCACAATCGATCATTTAGTTGTCAAGGTATTCCGGCTTCACCACATCCCGGTTGAAGTAGTCCCGTATCGGCACAGGCTTTTCTTTTGTGGTCGCGACATAGTCGCTGTAGATAGCCTGATGCTGCGCGCACACGTCATCAGAATTGTAGGAATTCCAAAGTAGACCGAGACATACCGGACACGGGTCTTTCAGCTTCTCGACTTTCTGTTCCTGTAACAGCTTTTCCGCTTCACGGAAGAAGTTCGTGCACGTCTTCTTGATCAAGGCGGCAAGATTCTCACGGTACGGACCCGACAATCTGGCGATATCGTTCGACTCGAATGTGCTAACGGTCTGTCCGTCGTTGAAATAGACACCTAGGCGTTTCTTTCGCATGTTCATATTAGTCGTCCCATGTACAATTAATCGGTTCACAGTTAGCAGGATTTTGTTGGATGTGATCGCAACATTCCGATAAATCTGCATCTTCATGCATGCCGTATTCATTCGGGCGTAAGGACTGCCCCTTAACCCAAAATTCTTCCCAGCATGTATTACACCGGACAAGAACATTCATCGCAATATGTCCTCAAGCGTCATGATCGTCGGAACGACTTGTTCGTCAATACGCGGTGGCATCAGTGCCGCGATCTTCTGAATCGCTAACAACAGTTGAACGTTTGCGCCCTTTGCGTCCGGGTCTGCGTCGGCAAGTTCCTTTAGTTTCGGATACCCGCCCATTATCGACTCGTGAACTTCTTGTCGCGTGGCGTCACGACCTTCGCAGATCCATTCCGTCTTTGAAGGATCACCAATGCGGAACAGCACACCATTCGGCGTGCGCACGACATGATAGATATCGGTCGTCCACAGCAGCGTAACGCCCGGATTCCGTGCCAGTGCGAAGCCTGCGGAGTTCTCGACAAGGTTGTCGTTGTTGATGAGGTCGTCTTCGCGACGAACCATATGCGGGCGCGATAAGAACGGGCAGTTCTGTGCACTCCACATCGCGCACTCATGGTGTGAAGGCGGTTCCGATGAAATCCGGGTCACACCACACATCGGACCGAGTACAAATGTCATGTTCTTGCCAAGCTTTTGCCCGCAT